CTCTTTGTACGTCAGCCCGTCGAGCGAGCGCACGAGCGCGCGCGCTTTGGGATGCACGAGCAACCGCCGCGTGCCGGCGGCGTCCTTCAGTAACGCTTGCACCGCGTTGATGCGATCTGAGATCAGCGGCGCTTTATGCGCGGCATCGACGTAGAAGCCCTGCCGTTGCAAGATCGTAAAGTCCGTTTGCCCAACCGCCGCGGATGTCTTGCGGGCATTGCCGGACGGATCAGGGCAGACGATAACGCGCCGATTTGGGTAGCGCTGCCGAAGCATCTGCGCGACTTCTTCGGTGTTGGATGTGGCCACTTCGATGGCGTCGAAGATGTGCAACTGCTCGCCCGCCTTGACGCCGAGCGTGACGCTCATCGGGTTGACGTTGAAGTCCATGCCCACCAGTAGCTCTTGGCTCGGCAAGTCCACGATGCTGGCGTCCACGCTGGACTGGCGATCAAAGTTGTCGTAGACGCGGCCGGACAACGCCTCGAAGCTTGCCTCGTACTCTTGCCGGAACTGCCGCGGCGATAGCTCGTTGCGTGCGGCCTCGATCTCGTCGGCCGGGATATGCCCGCCGTCCAGACTCTTGAACGTCCACGACCGGAACCCGTCGATCTGTTCTTGGCCCTTCAGGTACAGATCATAGGCCCAGTTCATGCCCTGCGGCGTGGTGATAAACAGCGCGCGGCCAAGCGGCGTGCGATCCGACAGCATCGGGCGAATGGCCTCGTCCCATACCCGTTTCTGCATAAAGGCGAACTCGTCCAGGCACACCAGATCGACGCCGACGCCACGCAAGCTGTCAGGGTTATCCGCGCCGCGGATCGCCATCACGCTGCCGTTGGTGAGGCGCATGGACAGATCGCTCTCGTTCGCGGCCGCGACGTAGCCGTGTGGCGTCAGCTTCTTGAGCAGCGCCCACAAGATTTCCTTGCCCTGCCGATACGTCGGCGCAACGTACCACGACACGGTATCGCGGTTGTTGATCGCTTGCGTCATCATCGCGAGGCACGCCAGATAGCTCTTACCAAAACGCCTTCCCGCGATCAGGACGCGGAATCGGGCGTCGCTAGAGAATACCGCCTTCTGCGCGTCCGAAAGCGTGTACACAACCCGCGGCGACGCGGCAGCCGTCACTGAATCACAATCGTCGGAAGTTCCACGGCGCCGGACAGTTCCACGGACTGCCGCGCACGCCCGTAGCCGCGATCCAGTAGCGCCACGGCTGCCGATACCCGCGCGCCTTCGCTTTCGCCGTTATGCGCCACGTGTCGAAGCGCGGCCAGCGCATCCCCCGCGTATAGACGGGCAGCCGCCTCAATTTCCAGCGTCTTGGGGTTCTTCCCGCCCTTTGGACGGCCAGAGCCAGCGCGCACGCCGCCACGCTTGGAATCGTTTGATTTTCTTTCAGTCACCGGTGACGCCTCGCGTTATGGCGCTTTCGTATTCCAGATGCAACAGCCGACGATATTCATGTTTGGGTTGACGGTGAGCATAAAGCTCACGACCGCCGGATAATGACTCTCAAACGCAACGCTCGGCGCAATCGCTGGCACGGCGTCAGCCCACGCCGACCACGGCAGCGCCCAGTTAGGATCAAGGACGGGCGCGCTTTCGCTTCCCGTCGTGTACATCTGCGGCGAGAGCGTGTCGATGTTGTGCGACGCCAGAAGCGCCGTCATCAGTGTGGCCGCGTCTGACGCTTCGTACGGGGCCGAGTGCGACACGGTAACGAACACGCCCTTGCCGCGTCCCTTGAGCAGCGCAAAACATTGCTCAAAGGTGGATTCAAGGCCCGCGTCACACACTTCGATGTCGAAACAGACGCCGTCATATTCGTCCACCGCGCCAGCGCCAATCGCTTGCAAGTTTGCTTGCAGATTATTAGCCGTAAATCGGCCCGTTTCTGCCCCACCACCAAGCGAGAGGAACTTCTTGCCCGTCATGCCAGGAAAGATCGTAGCCGAGTTTTGAAGCGCGGTTGGGATGTCCGGCCAGCCAGAGAAGGCCACCGTAAAGTCGCAAGCGGTAGGCGCGGGCTGCGGTTCGCCCCACGACAGTTGATAAAAACCAAGCGTATCGTAGAAACGATCATCTTTTACATTCATCGGTTCCTCGGCGTGAGTGTGGTACTACAATATAACGGGTTTAGTCTGCAAGCTTTTTGATGGCGACGACTAACGCGGTGGCGTTGGTGATCGCGGAACGGACGTTATTTGTTTGGAACTGCATCAATCGCGGCTGCAACGATTCCGCGTTCGGGCATAAGGCGTCGCCCTTCAAGTGCTTCAGCGCCGGTTCATCGTAGGACAACCGCCACGCGCCATAGGGCCGTTCCCCGCCGTTTCGTGTGACTGCCGTGGCGAGATCGAGCGCGCGGCGTGGCGTATCGCAGGCGACGGCGTAAGCCCAGTAGTCATGTGTTGCGCCATCGGGGACGTGTTGCGGCGTGATCCAGTGGCAGCCCTTGATCGCATCGCGGTAGTAGGCCGCGCACGTATCCCGGTCTTGCAAGAGGCGGTCGGCGTGTTCCAGTTGCGTTAGTCCTTGCGTGGCCGTGACGTCGTTCATGCGGTAGTTGTAGCCGATCTGATGGTGGCGCTCGTATTGCGGATCCTTCAGGACGCTTGGCGCAATGCGTGGCTCGTCGGCCCGCATCCGGTAGCCGAGGCTGCTAAACTCGCGCGCTGCGGTGGCCAGTGCTTCGTCGTTGGTTGTGAGCATCCCGCCTTCGCCGGTGCTGAGAATCTTGGACGCTTGGAAGCTGTAGCTGGTGAAGCGGGCGAGGGCGTTATGCGGGCGCAGCGTTTCCGCGGCGTCGTCCACGTCGCACGCGCCCGCGTGCAAGCCGTACAGACTCACGCTCATGGCGTGCGTGGCTGTTCCGTTGTCCACCATCAGCCAGGTGGCCGCGTCAACGTCGCAGTAGGTTGGGATCGCTCCCGCGTGCAGGACGGCCAACGTCGTGGCGCTCATCGTCAACGGTGGGACGGCTACCGTGGCCCACGACTTGACGCCAAGCGCCGCAAGCGCCGTGTGCAGCGTGGCGGTGCCATTGCATAACGCAATCGCGTAACGCGCGCCAACGTAGCGGGCAAACTCAACCTCAAACGCGGCGACGGCGCTCCCGTTTTTCATATTCTGGCCTTTGCAAGATGCAACAGTTCGTCAGGATGCCGAAGCGTTGCTTGCGTGACTGCCCAATTGGGACGCCCTGTCCGGCAGTTGTCGCCAAAATGCGTAGGCACGAGAAAGTCGCGCCCAAACATCCATCCGACCAACGTGGCAACGGGATCAGCCCAAGTAACAAGAAGAAATGGGCGATCCAGTTTTTGAGCCACCTTCTCAGCCGGAAGTGGCGACTGAAGCAACCGTCCTTGCGCGTGAGCCGTCGCCTTGACCTCGATCCAGTTCAACACGTCGCCCGTCTGTTCCGGCCCGTCAACGGTTGCGGCCCAATATAGGCCAAGCCATTTGTGCGCTGCCATTTCACCAAGTGCGCCGATATAATCCGGCCGCCGACCGGCTGGCAGTTGCGGCCCCGACTGATCGACCACCTTCATCTTGCGGCCCCAACGCTCTCGCAGGCCGCCAACATAGGTGGCGTAGCGAATCTCCGGCGCAGACAGCGTAACAATCACGCCGACGCCAGTTTAGAGGCGGCAACCATATTGAGAATAGCCGCGGACACGTCACTAGCTAACCACCCTACACGGTGGTTACTGCCAAGTTTTATTGGGCGTGGAAACTTGCCATCTGCCATGCGCGCGTAAAGCGTGCTGCGGCTTAATCCAACGCGGCTTAGGACAAGACCGAGTTGCTCAATATTAGGGCCGTCCGGCGGCGGCATTATTACCGTTGGAGCAACCTTAACCGTTGGAGCAACCTTAACCGTTGAAGCAATCTTGGCGCGTGGTGGACGAGGATTTTTTTTGCTTACGCGCTGACGGTTTCTAACGTGCAACGTGTTGTTTTTTGGGCTAAGTCGGTCGATGAGGCGTATCTCTCTGGTAGCCCACTCGCCGTAATATGTAGATGGGCGAATTTTGACGTTTTGACGATGTTCGTTAGGCGTTCTAGGATCATCATCGGGCCACCAACCAAGTCGATTATATTTTCCATTATCACAATCTTGGTGTCCCTTTAGGCGATTCCACAGATTTGAAGCCGATCCAATATACGTTAGACGGTTGCCAGTAAAGATGGCGTAACACCCGCCGGGATAGCCGCCTCGCCCGTTATCAAATCTTGGGATGTCCTCCAACGATTGAATAGCAAACCATCCCCATGTCGGCCATAAGAACGACGATTTACTGGCGCATTTTTTAGAAAGAACGTTTTGATACACCATTCTTACTGACATTGAGCCGCCTTGTAATCGTCCGGCGTGTCAATCGTCCAACAGCCCGCCGGTGCCGGTGGCGCAGGGGCGGGAAAGAGCATCGGATGGTTGCCGAGATGTTCGCGCATGGCCTGATCGTCTGGCGAGGTGCGTTGATGCGCGCGCGTTAGCATTTGCAGCGTGAACGCTTCGCCACCTTGTTCGACGGGCCAGCGTTCGCCGTCCAGCACCTTGCGGACGTGTTGCGCGTCCTTGAACGGATCGTCCGGCGTCCAGCGGTGGATAATGGCGTCAGGGTGCCAGCGGTAGCGCGTCGCCGCGTGCCAGTACCGCGCCAGCACATCCCATTCCGGCCCGTCGTGCGCGTACACGTTCGCGTTGAGGCGTTCCAGTTCGCCCGCCAGTGCGCCGTCGGCGTCCGCAATCGGGATCGCCACGATGACGTGCTGCGGGTAGAATACCTCGCCCGCCAGCCGGACGGCCCGCGCGATCAGCGTTTCCCCGTCCAGTTCCAGCAGCATCTTGCGCGGCAGGCGTGTCGAGTGGAGCCGCGCTTGGATAATGCACAGCGGCGCAATGTTCACGCGGTCGCCGCGGCCTGTTCGAGTTGTTCCAAGTTGGCGCGCTCGTCGTCCGTCGCATCGCGGAACGAGCAGTAAATATCTTTGGCCCGTACCATCCGAAGCAGCCCCAAGCCGGGCCACGCTTCTTCGGCGCCAGGGTTCGGCATACACCGCACGATGTCGCCTGGCTTCCACGGGTTCGGCTCAAAGACGCCGCTGTAGTACGCGCCCGCACCCGCAAACACCACCACGCCAATGACGGGCAAGTCGTGGCGCTTGTGCGGCGTCAGGATGAGGTTTTCTTCCGGCGCGTTTTCCTTGATCGCGCACCAGTCAAAAGCCAGTTCCGGCACCATGTTTACCATTTGCTTTGTCCCCATCGGTTCGTAATGCGTAAGTGGCGGTGAATCTGGAAACCTGGCGTGTCATCGTGGCCCATGCCGCCGACATAGACGGCGTTTCCGTGCTGATCAACGTCGCGCGTCCAGTGGAACCATCGCCAGACAGACGCGGTAGGGTTCGCCAGATACGCGGCCACCAGTTGCGCGGCGGTTGGCAACGTGTCGAGGCCGGGTGTCGGGATGAGGCCGACGCGCTCAATGCCCTTCGGCGTCGCCACGGCATCGTCGGGCGTATCGAGGAACGTTTCTTTCGCGTACCACGTCTGCGGATAGAATAAGGCGGGCGAGTGAGCCAGCATAGCGCGCAACGTGATCATTTCGTGCGTCCCTCAAACCGTTCGATGTAGGCCAGCCCTTCTGCCCATGTCGCGCAATGCTCGCCGTATTCCTCAATTTTGGCCATCTCGACGTTGAATAGCTCTAAGCGTGTGACGTCCATGCCCGGCGGCGATCCCCACCACGTCAGTTGTGACGCAGGCACGGCGACGACATGCATCGGCAGCGTGCCAATCGCCTTGATAAAAGTGAGCATCGCGCGCGGGATGTGATACGCCGACGCGACAATGCAGAGCCGGTGCCAGTCGTTCGCCTCGGCCATCTCGATCAGGTTGCGCGCTTGCTCGTGCGTGTTTTGGCTGCCGTGTTCCACGATGATGGCTTTCGGCGGGACGCTGCGCGCCATAAGCAAGCCCGCCAGCCGTTCGCCGCCAATCCAGCGCGGCTCGCTATCCACGCCACCGCTGCACACGATAACCGGCGCCGCGCCCTGTCGCCACAACTCTACCGCGGCGACGGCGCGTAGCTCGGCATCCTCGCCGCATAGCACCACAATCGCGTCAGCCTTGTGCAGCGGCCCCGTATACACGGCGGCCAAGAACTGCTCGCGCGCGCTTACCATTCGCGCACCAGCGTGGTGAACTGCGACACCGTTAGACACACCGACGCTTCTAGCTCAGACGGTTCATCGTCCAGCATCACGTGACATTCGATCAGCTTGGCGCCCGTTGTGACGGCGTGCATCGGCACGGCGGGATCGGTGCCGTGATAGCTCAGGCCGGTATGCGCTGTCCAGATGTCCGGCGTGCAAGCGAACGGCTCTTGCGGGTATCCGGGCGGGCAGAACAGCGTCGCGTCGGCGTGTGCGGCTTGATTGGGCGCCACGCTCACGATCTTCGGCTTGCCCGTCGCATCGACGAGCGCGTGCAGCAAGGCGCTTTGATTATCGAGGCGCGCGATCTTGTACGCCGGACAGCCAACCGCTTGCAGGACGGCGAGCGAGTCCGCGCCAAACACGGACGCAAACGGCACGAGGTGAAGGCTGCGGGCATATGCGAACAAGTCAGGAAACCATTCGAGCGGCGTGCGCGCTACGTCGTACAGCGCGCGCATCGTCCAGCCCATCGCGCCCCACGGTTCCGGCGCGGGGCCATCGCCGCGGATCGCCACCAGTTCATCTGGCGTGTAGCACTGAAATTTTACAAAATCGGCGTTGGACGCTGCCGCGGCATCGATCAAGCGAAGCGCCCTGTCCTTGTCGCCGTTATGCGCGTTCGATACCTCAAAGATAAAGCGGCACGGATTGTTCCCGCCAATAGCTACGCCTTCAATGTTCACGCGATCATTCCTCGAAGTTGTGCGACGGTGAGTTGGTGCGGGTTGGTGTCGCTGCGATAGCTCACAATCGGCGGCGTGTCGGACAGGGGCCGTATCGCGTCGCCCCACGTCGCGTTTTCAGGCAGGATCACAAACCGCCCGTTTTGCTGAATCGTGTGACGGGCCTCATCCTCAGAGATGAGCGTTTCGTGCAAGCGCTCGCCCGCACGCAAGCCGGTGACGACGTGACCAGGCGCATACGGTTGGCCGTCCCGTTCCACGACGGCGCGGGCTAACCCTAGCACCGACGCCGAGCCGACGCGCGGGATAAAGATTTCGCCCCCGCGCATTTCTTCTAGTGCCGCCACCACCAGCGCCACCGCGTCCGAGATCGGCATCCAAAACCGCGTCGCCGCTTCATCGGTGATCGTGATGGGTTCGCCCGCGGCGTATTGCTGGCGCCAGAGATCGAGGACAGAACCGCGCGAGCCGAGGACGTTGCCGTAGCGCGTGCAAGCCAAGCGCGTCGGCGTGCCAGAGGCAAAGACGTTGGCGCGCGTCCAGTAGCGTTCGGCCACCGCTTTCGTCATCCCGTAGAGCGTGTGCGCGTTGGGCGCTTTGTCCGTACTCAGGAACACGGCGCGCCGCACGCCTGCATAGATCGCGGCCATCGCCACGTTTTTGCTGCCCGCGATATTCGTCTTGCACGCCTCGCCCGGATCGGCTTCACACGTCTCGATCCGTTTCATCGCGGCGGCGTGGATCACGGTATCGCACCCGCGCACCGCCAACTCAACCCGTTCCGCGTCGCGCACATCGCCGATAAAAAAGCGCAAGCGATCATCGTCGTGAAACGCGGCGCGCATCTGCGCCTGTTTGAGTTCGTCGCGGCTGAAGATGACTAAGCGTTGCACGCCCGCATCAAGCGCGTGGCGCGCAAACGCGGTACCGAATGAACCGGTGCCGCCAGTTAGCAAGATATTTTTGCCTGCGATGATGCTGCTCATAGTCGCGTCGGAAGTGCGTCCGTTATGCGCGTCGTGCAGGGAAATCTATACGGGCAATCGGAAAAGGCGTTGCGCCCGCGTCACGTGCGCCAAAATGCCGATTTTGGCCTGTCCCAAAATAGCATATTTGTGACGTTCCCCTATGAGGAAGAGGCACTTGCGCGGGGCAATACCTAACGTTATACTTATTGCATACGGATCACGCAGCACTCACCAGCAGACCGAGGTTCTTACCATGACGCTCAACATCACCGCTGCATCGCTTGTTGTTTTTCTTGCCTACGCAAATGACGCGGGGAATTGGGGCGGTACACCGCTTGTCGGCGGGAACGTCGGCGGGTCGAAAGAGGAGCGCGGCAATCTGACACAGCTAAAAATCGCTGGCCTCATTACAACGTTTAATGACAATGGGGAATGGCCTAGTCGTTGTACGTGGATTGTTTTTACCGAGCAAGGCAAGGCGCTGGCGGCTGAACATGGCATCGAAGTCTAGCCAGCCACTTAGAGTTTGCGCGGGGGCAGTACCCGCCGCTGGCTTGCTCCACTCACGCACCACTCATCAACACACGGAGATACACAATGGCGAACGCACTTAGCACCCGCCCCACCGACGCCGAACTAGTGCAGCTACTTCGGCTGACACACACGCCACTAACAGATCTATCCCTTTCGTGTGGGGGTTGCGGGGAAACCTGGCCCTGCCTCAACGTGCAAGCCGCCGACGCCCTAGAACCGGCACAAGAGACAGCGCCACCGATGACGCCAGCACGCGCCGCGGAAGTGCGAACGATGTACGCGCGCGCGGAAGCAGGGGCCGCGATTGTAAAAGCTGTTATGCGTTGGCACGCAACAGTAGATGGAGCGATGATTGACATGGGAAAAGTTGCAGTTGACGAGGCGCTTGATGCAGTACATGAAGCGGCCGAGGCGTACGAATCCATTTGCAACGAGGCTTACTAAAATGCGCGACAAGATCACCACACCACGCAGCACCGACACGCCAGAAATGGCGCACCTGCGCCTTCTCGTAGCGGAAACGGGCAGCGTCAAAGCGGCGGCGATCAGTATCCAGTATCCCGCGACAATGGGCGAACTCACGATCCGCAAGATCCTCAGCGGCCATCGCCCGAACGCGGATGTGCGCGCCTGGCTTGCACGCGGCGCCAAGCGCGACGCGCGAGCATACGAAGCCTACTTGCGCGATAACGAGCCTGCGGTGTAGATTGAACGCACAATTGTAGGACGGCATCGCGACCGGAAGCGTCGTGCCTGACCGCGCATTATTATTGCGGCCTGTTGTACTTCTTGGGGAAACTTGTTGCGCGCCTTCGGGCCTGCACCACTTCCGGCCCCATTGGGTGCAGCAGGCCGCTTGGTTTTTGCAGGACGGGGCTTGATCTCGCTTTCCCCTTCATCCTAAGCGTGCAGCAAGATGCAAGTCTCCAGCATGAGTCAAAAAATCTAGGCAACGTCCCACCCCCATGACGACCTAGTCCGCCGTTCTCCGCTGGAAGGGATTCTCGGTTCACCGAAACGTTCTCGTCAAG